ATACCAAAGTTTTTTGGTGATGCTGTAAAGGGTGCGTGGGAGTGGTATGATAAAGATGGTAAAAGTCAATTATTAGGACTTATTAAAGGAATATCGACAGGATTATGGGATGCTTTTTCAAAACACCCTGTTGAATTTTTAGGTGCTGGTTTTGGTGCGATGCTTTTATCAGGAAATATGGGTGCTTTTTTTAGTGGTATAAATGCTTTAACTAATATAATAAGTAAATTTGGTTTAGCGGGTGGAGTTTATGCTGCATTAGCTGTTGCTGATATTGTTGCTATTGGTAAAATTATTGAAGCTATTGCTGCATTGAAAGATTGGAATAAATCAGAGGTTAATGCTGGTGAAATGAAAATGAAACATGGAGCATATACACAAAAAAGATCAATGCTCGAAGATTTTAAAAAGAAAGGATTTTCACAGGAAGAAGCAAAATTTCTTTCGGATGTTTTAGGAGGAAAAGAATTTACTGATAGAAATAGTGCTGATTATGCTGAAGTTAGAAAAATTTTTGCGGCACATGGTAAAGGAAAAAAAGAAACGGAACAAGAGATAGCAAATAGGGTTTTTGGAGGATCAGATATTAAAGAAATGATTAAAAGACATGAGGGTGGATATAAAAGAGAAATTTATTCCGATACATTAGGTAATCAAACAATAGGATATGGACATCTTGTGAAAAAAGGAGAAACGTTTATTGGAGGTGTTTCAGTTAGTGAAGCTGAAAAAATATTTGAAAATGATTATAATAATACTCTTGCTTTATTAAATAAAAGATTTCCTGGGTTTAATAAATTAAATCAAAATGAACAAGCTGCTATTATTGATATGACATATAATATGGGACCGGATTGGTTTACCCCAGGAAGTAAAAAATATTGGCGTAAATTAGTTAATGCAATAACATCACGCGATAGTGATAAAATAATATCAGCAATAAGGCCAAGTTTATATAGTAGACAAGTAGGAACACGAGCAGAAGAAAATATAGCTTTATTAACAGGACAACAAGTAAAATTAACAACTAAAACAGCAGCAGATGCGACTGCCACAAATGAACCAAAGAAATCCTTTATAGAATCAATTCAAGAAACTGGTATGAATGCATTACGTGCTAGTGTTGGTGGTCTTAAAGAAGCAAATGAATGGTTAGTTTCAAATACTCCCGGTAACTTACCAAATGGAAAAATGCCATCATCGGTTGAAGAAGACGCAATGAATGATCCATCGGTTCAATTCGCAAAAAAACAAGCAGAATTTTTTGCTGATGCACTTGTTGCAAAATTAAATAATGGTAGAGGCGGAACAACACAACAATTAGTAATGGCATTTTCGAGGTAATATATGGGCTTTTTATCAACAGCATTATCAAAATCATTATTTACAGAAGATTCATATAAAGGTGCAGCAGGAGCAATAAAGAACGGCCAAGTAGAACCGGGATATGCTACTGTTATTATTCAACCATCTGTTGCGAGAATTGGTAGTAATGATCCTGATCCTATTTTAGTTGGTTTATTAAAAGGTTCATTGGGGTTTAATATTAATGCTGTGTGGCAAGAAATGGGAGGATTAGCATCAGTTATGCCAAGTTTAGGATTTATAGATAAAGCAATTGATGCTGCTAATTCGACGGTAAGATTTGCTGGCGGAGCAAACGTTGGTGAAATTTATAAGTCTAAAAAAGTTTATCATAAAAGCGGATATTTAACAATCAGACCATCAATGAGAGTTGTTGATTGGAATGGAAAATCGCAACCAATTAAGGCTGCATTTTTGGCGTGTAGTTATTGTGTTCCTTTTAATAATGAGGATTATATAAAACAATTAGAATACTTAGGAGTAACATTATCAGGATCATCAAATGAAACAATTAGTTTACTTGGTCAGGGATTAGTTCAAACAATAAGATTAGGCCACAATGGTTTAAATTATGCTACAGAAAATTTTAAAGACGTATTAACTAAAATTGATGGTAGTGGTAATATGGCAAAAGGATTTGGAAATATAATAAGAAATATATCAGAGGATTTAAAAAATGATTATGGTACTTTTAGGGCTGCGCCATCACCCGTTCAAGTAAAAATAGGTAAATATTTTGAACATCCAGATATGGTTATTGAAGATGTCGCTGTTGAATTTTCAAAAGAAATGACAAGACAGGGGCCACTGTATGTTGATCTTACTTTGTCTTTATCATCAAGAAAAATTATTGGTTCTGGTAATGATATGGGATTCGTTTCACCAAGTAATACAAATAGATTTTTAGAAGTTAATACGAGATAATTATGATAATTAATAAATACAAACGAACTAGTTTTTATAATCAACATATTATTAAAAATAATTTAGAAAATGATTTGGTTGATAATTATTGGGACTTGTTTAAAATTAAAAGACCATTAAGGTATTTTTCAATAACAAGACAGTTTTTACAAAGACCAGATTTATTATCATATGCAGTTTATCAGGATATGAATTATTGGTGGATAATAGCTAAATATAATTTAATAGATGATTGGTGGAACGATGTTACTATAGGAAATACTATTTCAATACCTTCGTTAGAAGATATTGATGATTGGTATACAACGGTTTTAGCATTAAAAACAAAAAAGGCTCGAAGATAAATGGCTGTTCAAAATGATATACTTCCTATTGGTCAAAATTATTATATTAAACTTATCTTTAAGGAGAAATTTCAATATAATCCTCTTAATATAATTTCCATAACTACTAGAGAATATGTTTTTGAACGTCTTCCAAAAATAGAATTAGTTCTCAAATATGATCATACAATATTTGAAAATGCACCAATAGAAGATAATGATATTTTTTCAGTTACCATAGCCAAATCCACAGCAGATCCAAATCCTATTACAATGGATTTTATGGTTCATGATTGGAAGATGAATGTTCTTGGGGATGATAGAGCAAATGTTATTCAAATAACTGGAATTTTTAAATGTAAAAATATGTTTCAATTGCAAACAAAAAGTTATCATAAAAAAACATCAAAAGATGTTTGTATAGATGTTGCTATGAATTGTGGATTAAATTTGGTTATAGGATCAGAGACAGCGAAAATATCTGATATTTATCCAAACGATTCAATGACATGGTATCAACTAAATCAAAGTAATTATGATTTTTTGAAACATGTATTAAAAAGATCATATGTTCATGATGATTGTGTAATGTTATATGGAGATCATAATGGAGATTTAATTTATACAACAATAAATACAGAAATAGATAAAAAAGCGCCAGCAAAAATAGCTAAGTTTGATGTTGAGAATTTTGCTAAATGGATACCCGATGATAATGATAATACAATTTGGTATAATTCGTATGAAATAATAAATTTATGTGGTTCATTTAATAAAGAATCAGGATATGGTGTTAAGAGTGAGTATTATGATCTTACAGAGAGTAAAGATTATACTTACAAAAAATTTAAAAAAATGGCAGATATGGCATTAGTTGATTCAACGTATTTTGGACAACCAGTTTTTAATATTTATGGTGGGATGTTTAATAATAAAAATGTATATGATGAAAAGTATTTTGAGTCGATTGTTAGAAATTATTATTTAAAAAATAATCTTTTATCGTTCTGCATAGAATTAAATATAAATTCCGTGAGTGATGTTAATCTTTTTGATAAAATTAATTTAAGTTTAAATTCAAAATTAGCACAAGGTAGTAATAGAATAATGTCAGGAGAATATTTAGTAGTGGGAATAATATTCTTTGTTGCGATGAACGGAATTTATCAAAAGAGATTGTATTTAAGTAGAAATGGTATGAATTTTCCTGAATGGGAAGGATTTTTACCAATATCAAGTAATGAAGTTAATAGTCTTGGTGGTTGGGTAGGAGTAGAATAATATGTCATCGATAGTTGGAAGTATTAAAGATATTAATGATAGATTTAGAGATGATCTTAAACAGGGATTAGATTCCAGTTTATTCGAAAATATACGAGAGGAAACCGTAGATTATTTTAATAGATTTGTTGGTAAAGTTGTTAATAATAAAGATAATGAAAAATTAGGCCGCTGTCAGATTCGTGTATATGGTTTGTTTAGTAGCCCAGAAATACCCGATGCGGATCTGCCTTGGGCTTTTCCCGATATGCAATTCATAGGTAGTAAAAAAGGTTCGTTTATTATTCCTCCCATCGGTGCTATTGTTTTAGTAACATTCGATAAAGGTGATATATATTTGCCGAGATATTCGACAAAAGTAATAGATAAAAATAATTTACCAATAAGAAGAAATAAAAATTATCCAAACAATATGGTATTTTTTGAAACTGATAATGGTGATTATTTTGAAATAGATAGAGAAACAAGCATGGTTAGTTTTAATCATAAATCTGGTACTTCAATAAAAATATATAACAATGGAAATGTAGAAATAAATAGTAAAGGAGAATTAATTACAATTACAGGAGCTAAAAATTGTAATGTGTATGGAACAGAATCTACTAATTTAGGTGGTAATATGCATGTACTTTATAGTACAGATGGGCTTGTCCCACTTGATGCTGAAGGCAGGCCGTTATTAGGAGTTGCTGTTTCTGAATCTGTAACTGTTGGTTTATAAGGGGATAATATGGCCGACGAAAAAATTGATAGTAAAATAAAATTAGATATAGCAATGGGTGTTACAAAGGGAATGACACCACAACAAGTTAGTAATAAATGGATTGCTTGGAGTAATAAATTTACAAAAGAGAAA